ACTTACCCCACAGAACCTTGCACTGTTCATGGAAGCTGCTAAGCCAACTCGGGATGCTGTTGATTGGCTAGAGAAGGAAGGGAAGAAACGGAAAGAGGAAGCAGCCAAGCCATAAAAAAGCCCCCCTGCATTACGCTAGGGGGGCAATGGGCGAGCGCCCAGGAGGAGAAACGTCCGGTGGTAGTCTAACCTACGTCCTCCAAACGCGCAAGCCTTTTATGCCTTTGACGATCACAACCCGTGAGATCATCGTCATGCCTAGTCGGCGAAACACTCGCGTGAATTCCTTCCTAGCTGCCCTTGCGTTCACACAAGGGATGAAGACTGAACAGCCAGGATGGAATGACCCCCAGTTAATTGTGTACGATATTGTCTCGATCAGCATCGGTAGGTGGCTTCAGGTAGTCATCCATGCTAAGGAAGTCTTCCCCACTCGTGTCAAACTCTAGCGCACGAATAGCCGGTGACACCATCGGCATACCTTTAGACATGCGCTTGTTCGCAGACACGATGAAGATTTTCTTGTCGAGCAGAGTCTTGAGGGTAGCCTTGTAGTTGATCTGCCGCTCAACGCAATAGTTCTTAAACGCACCGGCAGCAATGAACATCCGCTTGCGGTCAGGCTCGTACCGAATCAGAAGCTCACCCCTCGGGACAGCAATCGGGGCTTGAGATAGATTGCTGCGAGCATCTAGGTTGCCGTTCACCACCAGCGCATTGCCCATGTTGTAGTTCACGAAGTCGCCGATGACGTTGAGCAAGTCGGGTGACGGTGGCTTGATCTCTTCCCTCATACTGTCGAGCATCTTAACCAGCCACTCGTACAGGGACTTCATGTCGAAGTTGTGCAAATCTAGCTGCTTGGCAATCAACCCACCCGCAATGTTGCAGGCGGCAACTGCCGACCAGAACCGCTCACGACTGGTGAACTGCACATCCTTGTCAAGCCTAGCCTGTACCTTGCGCACCAGATCGACTGCTTCTTCTAAGTGCCCAACAAGCCACAGCGCATAGATGTCCCCCGCATGGCCGTAGTTCTCAAACAATTGGTGGTCAAACATCTCCTTACCCTGCTCGGTTGAGATGATGCCGGTAGGTTCGATCTTGTACTCAAGCAAGCGCATGGACTCGCCATCAGGAGAATCCTTAGCGGCACCAAGCTTCTCGTAAAAGCTAGCGTTCGCCGACGTTAACGTGATGCCCTGCCAGCTAGTCAAGTTGACCCGCTCTTCGTTCGCCGACCCCTTCATACGGTGCTTGCCCCGGCCTTGCGAGATACTGTAAGCAAGGTCAGAGAACTCTAACGGTGAAGTGTTCGTGATCTCATCGATGGTATTCGGCAGGTTGTTCATCACCCCCAGTCGGTGCAGCTTGACGTTAGGGGTGTCCTTCCACATCGACCCAAGTTCCTTGGGGTGGCCCCAGATACTATTGCACATGTACAGCGACGTAGACTTACCAGAACCTGAAGTACCATGAATCACGTTGATGATCGCACCGCTCATGCCGGTAAACTTAAGCAGCAGTGAACCGAACCCCGTCAAGGCAGCAAACGCATTCGGCTCTAGCCCCGGCTGACCGTACATGTTAAACACTTCCTTCCACTTCTCAAGCGTACCGAGAGGCTGTATAAGCGCCGCGAGTGACTTGGTAGTAGTTGATGGGGGGCTATAGAACGCCCCCTGTGCCGTGATCTCCCGATCACCAACGATGATTTTGCTGTCTCCATCGGCCCAACCAAATTGTGTTCGCATAATTTCTTTCTTAGTGGTTATCTGCATGTTCTTAATAGAAATCCCAATGTAGTAGTACAGCAATTCCATTTGCTTTTGGAATGCCACAACACCATACTGGGCCAGCGCTTTGCGAAGGTCTTCTTTGACCATGATGTTCGCGAGAGGGATCGTAAACTCTATGACCCCATCTTTGGGTAAGTGCAGCCTTATGAGGGCTATCTCTTTTTCTACCGGGTCATCCATCCGCTTGACTACGTATATGTCGTGCTCATACACAAGCTGCGGTTCATCTTCTATGTCATCAGGCAAGCGATAGACACCACCATTCTTACCTCGGAAGTAAGGCTGGAAGTACACAGGCTTGCTATACCTTCCCACTAGCTCATTTTCATCTGCTCCATCTCCTTCCTCTTCAGCCTGCGCTATCTCTACGCCAAGCATGATGGGGGACTTGAACTTACCCTTGTTGGGGCACTCGTCGCAACCACCTACGTTCTGCTTCTCGAAAGTCTCGCAGTGGTGCGGACCTCCAATGTCTGCGGCCTTAGTCTCAGTCTCCTGATAGGAGTACTTGGGATACTGATCCGACATCTTGTGGATCGCCTTCTCCCTATCCACGCAGTTCGTTGCAATGGATATAGCCGACCGCCACAGGTTGTAGTCGATGGTCGCTTGGTTTGTGAAGCAGTGCAGTAACTGATTACAGCCGACACCCTCGACCGACTTCAGCATGATGGTCTGGAACCGCTTGACACGGTTGCCCATCAACGATTCCATGAGCGGGCTTCTAGCCGGGAGGAAGCTCCGATCCACTTCTACTACAGGCACAGGAGCGGGGGAGTTCAAAATACCCTGCATTACAACGTAGTCGGTTACGCCATGCTCTGCGCTTACAACTGATACGTCTAGCTTTCCTCCATCCTTAAAGTTAAAGGTTCCTGGAATTCGCAGGACGCGGGACGCCTCAAATACAGAAGGGTCGATGATCAGCCCCTGCTCCAAGCACAAGTCTTTCAATCGCTTGGACAAAGGCTCCCACTCGTTGCGGGGGATAGTTGCAGAGAGCATCCAATAAAAGTGCAGCCCCCTACCGGAGTCCACAACTATCGGCCTTGGCATACCTACAGCTTTACAGAACTTCTGGACTGCCTTAAGCCCAGTCTCCTGATCTATGTAGCCCTTGACGACCCCCTTGTCGTCAGGTATTGCCTTGCTCTCTCCGCAGTCAATGTCCATCCACAACGCACGGAAAAACTGGGCGTTAGCATGGGTGCGGTTATTTGCATCTCCATACTTGGCGCAACCAAAGTACACATCAAAGTTAGCATTTGCTAACCTCTGGGCTTCTACGTCTACTTCCTCCTTGGTGTCCCAAAATGTCTGCTTAGGGAATTTCCCCCCTAACAACCCCAACACGCAGTACCGCCCGTCTAACGGCAGCACGGTGTCCAATAGGTCGAATTGCGTCATCTAGTTTTTTATAGAGGCGCGAAAGCAGTGGGGCCGAAGCCCCACACTGTCAACGCTGATTGTTGTTAGAGCTAGAGGCTCAGTCTTCGCTGCTCCACGCGGAAACAACGCTAGCCAAATTCTTCTTGGCTGGGACTTCAGCAGGCTCTGCTTTCTTGGAGGGGCGCTTAACCGGCTCTTCCACTTCCGCTTCCACCACTGCTGCCTTTGGCGCAGCGGCAGGCTTAGCCGCCTCAATCACCATCGGCTTCTTCACGACCCCGTCGGCTTGGGAGGTAGTCATGCTGATCAGCGCTTTGGTTTCCGGGGTATCGGCCACACGCTGAGACACTTCATACTCGTGACGGTTGATGTACCGTGTGGGAGTGAACAGCACCGACTGGTTGTCGTTGTTCTCATTGAAGCTGATCTGCGTAACGATCTGGTCGATGCTCCGGCCATTGCTGCTCAAGTACTTTGCGTAGCTCTCAAAGGTGTGGGCGTTGTCCGCATTCCCTGCGCCGAACAAAGACTTCGACGCCAAGTTCATCTGGTACACCTCACCCTCCAGATTGGTATCAAAGTCTTCAGCAAGCAAGACAGCAATACGCCGGGAGTAGCGGCAAGCCTTTGACTGCCCCTGGCCCGAACCCTTGGTATTCTGGTCGCAGCTATCGCACCGGCTGCTCTGCGGGTTGTTAGCCTTGGGGTCAGGGGTGCGCCCGTCGTTGGAGAAGCAGTCAGGTGCAGTCGGCTCAGCGTCCGCACTCCACGCCTGCGCGTAGAAGATACGACCAACCTGCGGCAGGGTATTGACGATGACCACATCAAGGTTGCCCTTGACCTTGCCCATCTCCTCGCCGCCGACAACCTTGCGGAAAATCCCGTTCTTGGGGACGATACGCTTGATACGGGCACGACCAGCGATCTGCTTGGTCAGTTCGCTAACGCCTGCGTTTTGCAGGAAGTCGGGGAGTTCTTGCTTGCTGAATATGGTTACGTTGCTCATTTTATGTTCCTTATTTTGCTCGTCTAACGACTACGGTGAATTCCCTATCGACGTTCAACCCAATGGGGAGAAGGTCGGGGTTCTCTTCCAGATACTGCCGCATGTTTGTCTGATGCAGTCTCTTCTCTAACAGGTCGAATGCGTCGTTGTCTTTGATGAACGTCCGCATCGAGTCCCAGTCATTCGTCCAGTACCTAGTCTTGATCGACCGGATGATGGTGCCCACCTTTGTCCTGATGCTCTCGGCAGACATGCGCTTGCACACATCTAGCATCTGCTCTTCAAGAAGTTTCATCTCCTCCTGAATCGCGCCGTCCTCGCTGTCAAATTTATGTTTTAGGTCACTCCTCTTATCTCTCATCTTGATGTACACCTCTGTAATTTTGTCCAGAGATATGTCTTCGACCACTGCTTCGTCTTCCACTAACGGCTCCTTCGCCTCTGATGTTACGTTACGTCTTGAGTGT